AAACTGAGCCCAATTCTGAGTGGTCATTAAAATATCAACAACTTTAACTATTTTACCACTAACAACTGTTTTTAAATCATTTTTAACAAAATCCAAAAACCCCCTATCCAAATCCGCGTGTAAAATTGATTTTGGTAGGAAAGTTCCGTCTTTATTAATTTTATCCAAAAGTTCTTCTCTTCTTGGTAAAAGAGTTTTTGAGGATGTTAACGGAATATGTTTTTTTATTTTGTTTGGTAATGGCATCTTTATTTTGTTATAAAAATTTTATTTTTTAAATTAATCATCTCCACTTCATTGGCGTGAAATATAGGTTCTTCGGTGTCTTTCATAACATAAGAATTATACTTGTATGGGTTGTAGGTGACAATATTATTGTTAGGTTCTTCTGGTAAATTCTCACAAGGGAACTCACAATAATCAATTAAAGTTCCAATAACAAATGAATGTACATTTTTACTTTTTTCTCTAACCACTCTTTCTCTACCGCCTTGTCTAACTCTAAATTCGACATCTTCTAATTTAACATAATCGGAGTGTGAAATTAATCGACCCTTGTATGTTACCGAAAAAGTGTGTTTATGTAAGTTATAATACACCATAACTTTTTTACCGATATAATCGTTATCTGAATAAATTTCAAATAATTTTTTTGACTGAGATTCTGTTATTAATATTTTCATTATTCGTAATACGCTGATACCGATTTAACCGGTAAATTAAATTTATCTTGAACCCATTTTTTCATAGGTTCTCTCCAACTACTTCCAAACATAGTGTCTAAATGTTCTCCATATTCACCCCATACCTCTACAATCGGTGCCCTGTCTTTATGTGGTTTACTTGATGGTTCATCACTATAGTAATCAACATTAAGGTAATTAAATACAATATCAGAATAATCTTCACCAGCCCAAGTACCACCTTTATAAAAATGTAAAAGGTTTTCATCATCACCATCATCTCCCCAATCCTCCATTGATGTCCCATAAACCCAATCAATTTCATTTGAGTCTAAATAACCATCAATATACTTATATATTGAATCAAATAATTTACTTTCTGTTATTAATATTTTCATTAGTCGGCTACGATTGTTTTTACTGGTAAATCAAAGTTATCTTTAAACCACTCTTTCATAGGTTCTACCCAATAACTACCAAACATATTGGTTAATTTTTCATAATCACTAACAATTAATATTGGTGTCTTTTCCCTAAAAGATTTACTTGAAGGTTCATCACTATAATATTCCTTTTGAATATATACAAAAGCAACACCATCTTGGTCGTAATCACCTTCATATATATGGTAAAAATACTCTCGTATATATGGGTTTTCCTCATCATCATATTCATCATCATTCCATGTGGTTGGATGAAAATAATCTATGTTACTTACATCAAAAGTATCTTCAAGATAATTATATATTGTTCTATATAATTTATTTTCTGTTATTAATATTTTCATTATAGACCTCTAAATTCATTATTCATTACCGGTGAAGCAATAATACTACGATAAAAAGGTTTATACCCCCCGATAGTGTGTTTATTATCTGAAGTCACCCTTCCATCATTATTAACCGTATAATACCTTACTTTATCTTCCGTTTCATAGTATCCGATGTAATCACCAAAACTAATATCAACTTCCAATTCATCCAAATCTCTTTGATATACCGACACTTTAAGATTACCTGGTTCAAATTGGTCAATTCTAGATGTCCCAACAAATTTGTTTTCAGGTGGTAAAATTTGAACATATCCTTTGAACTCAACTGGGGGTAAGAATTTAACACCATCAGACACAGTCTCACCATAGACAGAGTCCGTCTTGGTTTTATATCTATCAACACGATATAGAACTAATGTAAAGTTCATATCTCCGTGTAACCATTCAGTTCCAAAATCTTGTTCTAATTTGAAATCTTCGGCCCCAAAAAATTTTCCAATTCTCGTGATGGGCACTCTTGAATTACTCATCTATATACTTAAATTTATACCCTCCGGCAGTTTTATATTTTCCCTTCAAAACAAAACATATGTTACTAATTGGTATTCCTAAATTTTTTCCAGCATCCGAAATACTTTCCCATTTTTTAATTGGTTCATCGTCTAATGTTAATTGTGTGATAGATTTTCTTTTTGTTTTCATAAAAGCTTCTGAATGTTTTTTACCATAAAAACCATTATTTACACCAATACGAGATTCACTCATTTTTTTCTTAACCTCATCAGTCATTTTTTTTCCCGATTTACTTTTACTAATTTTTAATTTAGTTTCTTCAGATAAACCACTTTTTTTCTTACCTTTATATAAATTACTATTACTCATTTTTTGTTTAGTTTCATCACTCAATTTTTTCCCTGTGAGAGATTTACGGATATTCTCTTTATGTTTATCTGACTTTTCTTTTCCTAAATGAGACACACTCATTTTTTGTTTAGTTTCGTCACTATGTTGTCTATTAAACATTGTCCCGTTAGTACCCCCAAAAGAAATATTATACCCAACAATTTTATCAGTAGAATTATATAAAGATATATAATGTTTTTCATAATAATTTAACTCGTCCTGTGATTCACAAATTCGTAAAATTTCTTTTGTAAAATTTTCTTTACCATATTTTTGTATGGAAAGTTTTATTAAATCACCCGACCCTAAATAATTAGGTTTATTGTTTTTATCTTGTCCTATATAAATTTTATTATTAACTATGTTTGTTGTTTTATAAATTACCATATTAATATTGTTTTCGTCTTTTGTATTCTGATTCCGAGCGAGTACCTGAATTATTAATTATAACATTAATATCAAAATAATCTTTTATAGTCTTTTGTATTTCACGATTCCACCAATGTCTGTAATTTACGGGAATTGCTCGAGTATTTGGGTTAACTTTCAGATATTTACTATCGTCAGGGACTACATATGTTACCTTCATATAATATTCTTCACCAGTATCGTCAGTAGGTTCTAATGTATAAATAAGTTCAGACACACCATTAGGTTTAATGTGTTTTATCATTTTATTTATTAATTTGTCTAATATCTCTTGTCTCATTCTCATATCTTGATAAATATTATAAAATATGTTATATTTCTACTAAAAGAATAAAATTGGAAAACAATACATCTGAAAATTCTAATTTAACAGTAGAACAACGAGCAATATCTCTTCTTGACACTTATCAAGGGGCGAATAACTATATCCTAAAATTAAAATTACAAAAGGAAACTAATAAAAGATTTTTCCCTACTCGGGCACAATCTGACTACATAATAAATTATCACGAAGTAATACCAAAGGTGGCTAAAAGATGGGTTGATTTAGACCCCTACTTTGCCAAAAAAATTGCTGATGAAAAACTATTAACAAATATTCCCGAACAAGTATGGGTTGAGAAATTATTAGTTGAGAAAGAAAAATCATATCATATTTGGGGTAAAGTTTTATCCGGTGAAACTATTAACGAATTTTGGTTACCGAAGGGAGCTTTAATTAAAACACACACAATTAAAGATGTTGTGGTTGATTATGAAAAATATTCTAATCGTCCCCCACTTGAACATCAAAAACTCGCAATTGAGAAACTTGCCGGCTCAAAAAGATTTATTTTAGCCGACGATATGGGACTAGGTAAGACAACTTCCACCATTATCGCCGCATTAGAAACGGGAGCAAAGAAAATATTAATTGTTTGTCCGGCATCCTTGAAGATTAACTGGCAAAGAGAGATTGAGAACTATACCGATAGAAGTGTTTATATCTCCGAAGGTAAGAATTTCTCAATAGAACACGATTTTGTGATTGTGAATTACGATATTCTTAAAAACTTTTACGACCTTAAAGGTAAGACAGAATCTTTAATCACTCAAGGAAATTTTGATTTAATTATTTTGGATGAAGCTCATTATGTGAGTAATGGACAGGCAGCAAGAACCAAACTTGTTAATAGTTTTGCAAAAAATTGTGAAAGAGTATGGTTATTAACCGGAACACCGATGACTAACCGACCGATGAATTATTTTAATTTATTATCATTAGTTGAAAGTCCTGTAGCATTAAATTGGATGGCTTATGCTATACGATATTGTGGTGGTTATCAATTTACCGCAGGAACACGTAAAATATGGAATGTTGCAGGTGCAACCAATTTAGAAGAATTGAGAGACAGAACCTCAAGACAAGTGTTGAGACGATTAAAAACTGACGTGTTAGAT